TAGGCATTAACGTTGCCGCATCTTCCTTATGCCAACACGTTCCCGTATTAACTATGCGCCCACCGCGATTTTTTATATTCTGCAATTCAAAATATACTTGTCGTGTGTGATTGCGTTCTGCCGGGCTTATCCTATCACGCATATTGATTATATCATCCGTATAAACAATATCCGCATGTTTACCAGTCAAACTACCGCCTACGCCAATGCCCAATAGTTGAACCGCACCCCGAACATGTGTAACTAAATTCGTACTGATTTCATTCTGGTTAGATTTTGTTAGTATCAACTTGCGTTCATATAGTTTAGATACAATATGCTGAATAACTTCACTTGTTAATATTTTCTTAACCTGATTGATGACCTCTACTACGTCAGCATCAGTCTTACGTAAGAATATAATGTTATGCCTTGGGTATAGTATGATACGTAATGCAATGGCAATAGAAAGACAAGTCGTTTTATAACTACCTCTGTGGGCTTGCAATGTATAGTCTGACTTGCCGAATGTAAATTCTTTTATCCAACTGTTATGCAAAACAGTCAGTTTGTCAAACCCACACCATACACCTATTTGGCGTGGATTGTCTTTACATAAATTCAAGTAACTAATCTGCGGTTTCGTTAGTTTCATCATTGCCATTATCATTAATATACGCTTCTACAGCATCTATAGTTTCCGACGTTTTCTTGGAATATTCTACCTCTTGAATATCTTTCATACCTAAAAAATTTTTTGCATGAAAAATCCATACAGCCGGATTTGATTGTGCAAGCTGAAAACCCGCTCGCCTTAATGAAATCTTTCCCCGTTGTTTCTTTTTGTCAAATACATTCGAAAAACCCATTGGTACGCCAAATTCGTCAGTATAGGTTCTTTTGCACCAATCATCTAATGTATCATAGCAACATCCCAATTCGGATTCAAATTCTAAAACTGTACATTGCAATGAGCACATTGTTTCAAAAATATTTTTATCTATTTCCTTATGCGGTCTACCGCCCTTATTTTTCATTTTGTTATTTCTCTACCTTTATTACATTCATAATATTTGGCAATTCAAATCATCCCTCGAATTGTTTTTGGTCTATTCCCTTTTGGGGTCTACCTACTTTAGCCAATATATAATCACCTCTTTTTTACAGACTCATCCAATATCATAGGGACGCAATTATCCCGTCTTTTATCATTTGAAATAACTAGCGCCTGTTGCCATCCAAATGATTTTATACTATTGGCAACTCTGGTTATCTGTTCGTCAGGATGTTTCTTTGCGTTCTTGGAATAAGGTTTTAAATCTTTGATGGACTTTTCTATTACTTGAATAATATCACACCTTTTTATAAAATTTTAAATTTACGACATTAATATCTTATTTATTTATCTTATATACTGCCTCATATGGCGTAATTAACTTTTTAAATGTGCCAGATTGCAATGTGCTTTTAGCGTTACGTTTTACAGCATGTGGTAATCCAAATTTATCATCTAACATTTTATCTCTATAATGCGATATATAAATTGCTTTTGCGTTTACATTATTAATCCAATCACAAAACTCGCTAAAATCAATGCCATTGTATGCATCACAATCTGTATTCCAATATGGCGGGTCTAAATAAACTACTGCATTGAAATCATCTATTTTGATATCTTTATAATCAAGACTTGTTAATTCTAACAATGGCTGTTGAAGCCGTTGAAGCTGTTGAAGCTGTTGAAGCTGTTGAAGCTATTGAAGCCGTTGAAGCTGTTGAAGCTGTTCAAGCTGTTGAAGCCGTTCAAGCTGTTGAAGCTGTTGTTTGTATTTTATGGATTGCTTATAATTATTCGACGTACCATATTTATTTAAAATATCAACTGCCAATTTATATTTAGTATCCGAATCTTCCTCAGCATATAAATATGTCTTGAAATTATTTCCAAATGAATTGACCAATAATTGCAAGCATTCTAATGGAGTTAAATCCTCAACGCTTTTATCTCTAATTACATAAAATTGTTGCATTGGTATTAGCGCATCAAACATATTATATTTGCCAGAAAATATATAATCTACAATTTTTCGCATACGAACATCATAAATATTACATATTGTATGATATCTAAATATTAAGGCTTCGGCTGTCATCGCAATGCCACCACCAAACACATCATAAAAATCAAATTTGCCTTTATTCTCAAGACGTATTAATTGAAATAATTGCCTAGACAACTTTTTCTTGGAACCCTGATATGGAAAACCAATCGGCGGGCCTTTACGATATCCTTTGATTTTTTCCAAATCAATGATATTAGTTATATTCATAACCACATGCTGGACATTTATATTTAAATTCTTTATCTAAATTAATGTTATCACCTAGATCATCTGATGCAGTTAACGGATCTGGCAACACGGATTCCGATAAGTCAAAGCCAAATGCAGACATATCAATATCAAAAATATTAGATAATTCTTCATTCAATAAATCGAAATCCCATAAAGATAATTCTGATGTTTTATTATCAGTTAAGCGATATGCCCGTATTTGTTCATCCGTTAAGTCATCAACAACAACACACGGAATAGTACTTATTTTTAATTTTTTGGCCGCTTTCACACGGGTATGACCTGCAATTATCACATTATTAGAATCAACGACAACGGGAACGCGCCATCCAAATGTCTCAATACTAGCCGCAACGGCATCCACCGCTGGATCATTCTTCCTTGGATTCTTATCATAAAACTTTAAATCATTAATTGATTTTTCATAAATCTGAATAAAAATCACTCTCCTATAAATGGCGCAATATGTGCAATAACCGCATTAAAACGTGCCTTTTGTGCTGGATAACAATTCCTGCCGGTATGCGTCTTATACCATGCATCCTGCAATGCCTCGCACAACGGCGTATGGCAATTAACTGAACGTAAAAGCAATAGTTTCAATTCTTTAAAGTCCGACAAACTGAAAAGCTTCTTTTTAATACATCTTAGATAAAATTGTCTGATTTCGTCGTCCATAAAAATCACCAAATAAAAAATGCCATATATTTATATAATATGGCATTTTGAAAATAATGTCAATAGATATTTCTGTTAAATTTACAAAACATAAATGCATAACACAATACCTTATTTTACTTGGCTATACATTTTACGCGACATGACTGTACGTAGCTTTACTACACCATGACTATGCATTTACATTACACGATGCCACATGACTATACATTTACACAACCCTACGCTACAATACCGTACCATACAATAACCATACGACACAGAGCACAACTTGACTACACCATAACCATACATTATATGACTTAACATTAACTGTACTGTACTCAACTTTACGTTAGCTAACTCAACTCAACCTTACATTTACCTTACATAATTACATTATTTCGTAACTGTTATAATTGAACGGCCATAACCGGCATTGCGCCATTGTAAAAAAGCTTTATACTTTGAATATTCCAATAACTCCATGACTAACTTTTCATATTTAGGATCAAGCAATTCAATCTCAAAATCAAACGTTGTCCCTACTGGTACAGTTTCACTATTAGCTAATGCAATCCTTTCCCCTTGTGCCGTCTGCCCCCGCAATGGACGTTGAATATTCCCTACTATGCCCTGTTCTGCCCCTTCATAAACCAGCGGAATCTTTCGCGGGAATACAAATACGCAATCTGTTAAAATCTTTATATAAGCTTTAGTTTTAGCTGTTTCCGATGTAGAAACACGTGCCATTGCCTGAGCCGCCGCTTTCAAGAATCCTTTTATCTGATAATCCCACATAAAAGGTTGGCCGTCAGGTTTGCCATTCAAGCGTGGGAATACCGTCTTTGCTTTTTCAATTACCTCTGTTATGCCTATTGCCGATATCTCTTCCGTTGTACTTTTAGCATCCGGCGCTTTGCTGGCAATGTATTCCTCATGAAGATTTGGATCTGCGCTGGTAGTCCCCAACATTTCCGTAATTAATTCAGCATGGCATTTCAATACCATATAATCATAAGCTCCTTTTCAAATAATCAATAGCGCGTACTATCGCAAGAATTGCGCATTGACCATAATCTGTACTATACCAACTGCATGAACATTTACAAGGTTGCCCGGATAAAGGGCATATACCAGATGTCATCTGAACCATTCCTCCAAATCTTCCCGTGATAAAACTTCTGGATGCGTCTTTATCGGCCAACCGTCATCACCCAGCAAAACCAGTTTAGGCAATGATGTTACTCTATACTGCTCTGCTATCTTGGGTTCCTGTTCAATATCAATCTTTTGGAACTCAACTCCGTATTTAACGCATATACCTTTTACAACTGGTTCATACTGCACACAAACGCGACACCAAGGCGCTGTAAACATAAACATTTTCTTCATAATTCCAACCTCCAAAAAATTTATAGAGTTAATTGCTCAACGTTGTCATTTGCATGTAAAAATGCGCCGCTTTTAATTTGATTTTTAACTAAAACCTTAGATTTTTTAAGCCCTGACAATGTATAACCGGAATCCAGTATCAATTTAAGCATTTCCGGCGCATATCCTCCATTCTCAATATCTGATTTGAAAATACATGTATCACTATGCCATATCTCAAACATATTTATTCTGGTCTCCCATACATAGATATAAGATAATCAATATTTATATTTTTCAATTCAAAATGACATTTATCTGGGGTATTCCAGTTTCCTCCCCATTCTAATCCTAAATATTCTCCTATTTTCCCGCATTTATTTAAAAAGTCCTCATCATACTCCTTTCCCTTAATATTTTGACATATATCGAAACACATACCCCATTGGTGGAATGATTTGTATTCACTGCCTTTAGCGTTAGTGATTATCTCCCCCGAGAATGTACGCCCTTGTGCGTAAAATAAATCCTGTTGTTCTTTTGTCCTTATGGTCTCTGTTATCTTAACATCTAACCCATTATTTCTGGCTATTTCAATAAACTGCTCCATTTTAGCCTTCAAATTAGGGTTCAATCCTTTCCATAATGGAGAAGGTTTATAATATCTAAATACATGCGCTGGATAATTACTGTCACCATATCGTTCCATATTTAACCTATCCGCTTGCATATTAGCAAATAACTTAGAATTTTCTTTTGAATATCCACCGCGCTGTTTAGCCCAATATATATATCCTTCTCCATAATTATACCCCTGCAAAGCTAACTTAATGTTATCCAAATCATTAGGTGAACCCACATTAGCCGCTTTTAAACAATCAGCTAAATAATGACATCCACAGTTTATTGAATACTCAACATCTTTTATTCCGTTAGGTTTAGAATCGTATTTTTTATTATACTTGCATTCTGCGCTTTGCATTAAATCTGATGTTTTACTTGTGCCTAATGCCCCCCATTCTTGACGGCATACTGCCAATATAAGTTTTTTGTATCTTATTATACCGTATCTTTCAGCGTATTTGTCAATCAAACTAGAATATTTCATAATATCATCTGTTATCCCGACGTTTATCATATCACCGCCAGAATAGCCAACAATATTTACTGGCGGCGCATTTGGCAATTTGATAGCATTAGCGGCATATGCTGACGCTGGATACAACGCTATACATGCCGCTAATAAAATTGATACAAATCCTTTCATGTTTTACTCTCCCGAAAATCTCTTTATTTATTTTAATAAATTATCTGGAGTTCCATACATTGATTTATAATCTTGTGGCGCAAATCCATTTAATTCAAAATGACCAGCATCCCCAAGTTTAGACCAATTTCCACCCCAATTCATCCCTAATGACATTCCTATGCTTCCTACCTTGTCAAAAAAGCCTCCATCATTTGAATATTCAGCACCGGGCGCATTCCTGCATACATCAAATGCAACACCCCATTCATGAGCGCTCTCATAATCATTACCATTAGCGTAGGTAACTATTGCACCCGGTTTAGTTCTACCCTGCGCATATAATGCATTCTGTCGCTCAACCGTCCTGAACGTTTCCGTTACTTTTACCGGAAGTCCTGCCGCATTGCATAATTCCAGGAATTGATTCATCTTAGTTTGCATTTCAGGTATTAAACCATATATACTGTCTGAATTTGAACGTTGATAAACGCCGTAATATTGTAAAACCCTATTTGCATATTTTTTATCCCCATACCTATTCCACCCTAATTTTTGTGCTTGCATATCTGAAAAACTGCAAGCTTTTTCCTCTAATGTTCCTATGCCTGAATTTGCGTAATTTACAAATCCGCCCCCCATATTATAAGCATATAAAGCAAGTTTAATTCTTTCAATGTCTGTAGGCGATTGCACATTAGCTAGATGTAATACTGTAGCCAATTCATGGATTCCACAATCTATGGAATATTCTTCATCCTTAATTGAATTTGGTGTATTAGGATACAATTTATTATACTGGCATTCGCTTGATTGGAGTACATCCGGGCCATATCCACTGTTTTCCTGTTGCGCCAATGCTTTTATTAATTCAATATATTCTGATATCCCGTATTTATCAGCATACTTTTCAAATAGTGGCGTGTATTGTAATACCCTATTATTTACATTTGCTCTTACTACTTCTTGGATGCCTACCATCTGATTAATTGATTGGGTTATTGAATGAATGGCCGGTTGTATTTCTACCGTTCCAGTACCATCCTGTACTTCCCAACCCAAAACTCGATCATCATCCCATTGTACTTGCGGTACATCATTCCACTTTACCAAGGCATTATCTGCGCTCCATTGAACTGTATTATCAACCTCCCCCCAATTAAATGTCCCAGCAAATGCATAAACTGGAGTAGTTAACATTAGTACAATAAAACCGGTTACAATTAACTTCTTTTTTATTTTTGCTCATCCAATGGAGTGTAATAAGGCGCATTTTCAGGCAAGATCGGAGTGCTGGCTTGCCAAGCCAATGCTTCTTTATAGTGGGCATCCGTTTCAGAAGGCCATATAATATCATTGGAATACTGGTTTATATTATTAACAATTTGATCCGTTATTTCATGGGGCTCAGTTTTTGGCGGATAATTAATATCAAACCAAGGCATTCCAGGTATATGCCTAGTCATATTAAAATCTGCATACATCTGTTGACGTTCAGCGTCTGTCATTTGATAAAGATTGGCTGTTCCTATAGCGGCAGTTACGTCATTGTACATTTGCTTAATTTGCTTATCTGAATCTGTTAATTCTGTCTCCGGCGTAGTCAACCATATTAATGATTTAAACTGAGCATCGTCTATTTGACTTTGTGTAGCTCCTACTACAGCCCTCTGTTCTGGTGTCATATTTCTTAATCCAGTAGTATCATCACCAAACACCATCCAAGACAAATCTTTAGTAGCTTCTTTTCTAGCCGCTTTTCCTGCTGTATCAACAGCTTTTGCGGCAATCTCACTTGTGGCTTTGTTTACTTGCGTAGTAAGCACTCCCGCGCCATTAGCAACTGCCGACAATGGCTCGTTTGAACCAATATTTAGATTAGCTAATATATATAACCCTACGATTGTGCCGATAATAGTTAAAATCGTTTTTGTCGTTTACTTTCCTCCTAATCTTTTTGCCCACTCATCAGCAGTGGGCATACTAGTATCAATTTCATAAGGCTTTACTTGAGTTATTGCAGATGGAAGGTTTGCGCTATTTAAACGTTCCTGCCATCCGCTGGAATCCTTTGGTAAATTGGTATCTATTCCTGGCAATAAGCTTTGCGTTGGTGTCAATTCCGATTTCTTAATCTCTATCCCTTTTTGAATAGCATCATATAACTTATCAGCTTCTGTTTTTGCTGGTACTGGCGCTAATGTTGGAATAGGAACCGGCGTAGGCTTTGCCGGTTGCTTTGGGGCTTCTGTTGGCTTTAACGGCATATTAGTAGGTACACGTACTGGCGTATTTGTTGCTATTGGTTGCACATCATCCTCTACTTGTGATTTTTTTTTTATCAATTCCGGTTCAGGAATCGGCGTATTGGTTGCTGTAGGTTTTGGCGTTGGCGTAGGTGACAATGTAGGCATAGCTATTTTCTTTACTTCAACATCCGGCCTAATCCTCAGAATTACATCTGCATCCTGTAAACCTGGCGTATCTTCTGGCACGTTCCCCGCCCTCATACGTATACACCATTGCGCTTTGCTTGTATCTGATATCTCAATATAATTTTGTGCCGATGGATCTTTGTAAAGCAGTGAGTATCCTCCATCAAGCAATGTATAAATCTCATCATTTATAGAAAAAATATCACCTGGCTGGCTTTTCGACGGTTCTATAAATAAAACTAAATCCGGTCTATCCTGCAACTGTTGTACAAACTTCTTTGATTCCTCTACTGCCACTCCATACGGCCATATAACGCCGTCTTTTAATAGTGTATACGCTTTACCTCCAGTAATAACAATATCTCCCGGCACAGCATCTTTAGGCAAAACATGTATAGTTGTTTTTACTAATTCGTCTACCGTCTTCCAAGGTTTAGGCTGGCTCGCCAAAACTGGTATTATCGTTGGCGTAGGGGTCAACGTGGGTTCTTGTATCTGCCCAGACCAATCAGGAACTGATACCGTACCCAAATATCCATTTGGATCAAATGTCGTATTAGGCTGAGTGCTATTCGAAACCTGTGTGGATTGTTGTTCTTTAATTATCTGCTTGACAACTCCAGCAATATCATCTAATGTAATAGAGGGCTTTGTACTGTTTGATTCTTGTATTGGCGCTTGGCTTAACGCTGATTGAGTATCCATGCTGGTACTGGCCGACAACAGCACAGGTTGCGCCTTTCCACCCGGAGCTTCCGCCTGTGCTGTTTTGCTCAATTTAGATAAATCAATATTAATCACGCCGCTAAATATTAAAAACCCAGCTATTACCGCAAATATAATTAACGCCGCTGTATTATTACTATTCACATAACATCAATCCTTCAAACCGCGCCATTCCCAATGGCACGATTCTTCCAAGCATAAGCTTAATTTATCATCCGATTTGCAATATTTGCAAGTTTTACACATATTTATTGGATTTAAATCACGTATTGCTAATTTCAACGCATTCATCAGGAAACGAATATCACTCGCCTTTATTTTTTCATTCGTACCACCATCTAGCTTTTCGGCTATCCTATCAATTCGTTCCATAATTTCTTTCATGGAAAATCCTACTTTCTTAAATATTTAGCCCAAATATCTTCTGCGGTACGCTTTTTTATTTCCCTCTTTTGTTCAGGAACATCAATAGCCACATTTAATGATTCCAATGCATCTACCTTTTTTTTCGCTCGCAACATTTGACGCTTTTCATTTGCGCTTTTTACATAATTAGCTATTCCATTTAAACGCGCTTGCGGCGCTGATAATCCACTTAACAAACAAACTGTTTCATCTGGATTAACAGATTGAAACGTTGCTAACGGTTCTCCGTATTGTTCCTTTATTTTTTGCAAATCTATACTTGCCGATGCTGATAATACAACATATTCTATTAATTCATCTTTTTCTGCTGGAACATATATCCCACCAGATAACGCGCTTAACATACGCTCCGTAGATGATTGTTCTTTCGTTAACCGTCCGATAATACCATATCCACCAGCCGTTAACGACCTTTTTAAATCAGCATTATCAATTACACCATCAATATTCTTTACGTCTGGTAATCCTAACAATGATATAAAATCATTTACAAATGTTTCGTTAATAAGTTTCTTATCCTCAGCCTTTGAATTATCTATTGCAAACACGGAACAAATACCGTCAATATTTTGCATTTCTCGCATCGCTTCTACAGCGTTAGCTTGCGCTTGCAATGATTCGTTTTGCGACGGCAAAACTACAATCGCCCCGATATTCTTATCTGGATACGTTCCAATAAGATTATCAATTAACATTGGTGATGCGCCCGATCCTGTGCCCCCGGCGGCTGAAAAAATTACATATACAAAAGGAGTTTTCAATTTATCGTCTATAAACTGATTAATCTTACTCCATTCCCCATTTGTGATTAAACGTTTTGAAATATTTCTGTCTTTAGCACTGCCCTCAGCACCAGTTATATGATAGGGTTGTTTGGCTTTTATAGTTTCCAAATCCTCTATTGATGTGTTTATGCACACAACATTAAATCCAGCAGATTCAAACAACTTTCCTATGTTTCCGCCGCATTGCCCTATTGCCAAAAATGACACGTCATTTCTATTCATTACTTTTTTAAACTCTCCCTTTTTATTTTTTTTAATTTTGTATAACCTTGCTAATCACACTATTATAAAACTCCAGACCTTCCGGCGTTAGATAAAACGTTTTTGCCTTATTATCGGTTAACCCATATGCCGTCATGCCGACATCAACCAATCTTACCAATCTATGATAGATTGTGCGCTCCGTTACTCCTGCCTGTGTTATTTCCTTAGATTTCATTGCCGTAATTGGATTAATTACACCAAACTCTGCCAACGTCTTGATTATATATGCATCCGTCCTGCTTAATTCCATTTTTCGCTTTTCGCACCCTCCTTTCATTTTACATAAAAGGCCACCGATATCAGCGGCCTAATTCATATTTTTTAAAACTAATTATTATAAGATACTTTAAAATTTACCGTTCCGTTAGCCACCGCCTTTGTCGCAGAATCGTTTGTTGGCGTTAAATAAAATGTATACCAGGCTCCATTCACAACTATTAGTCTTTTTGTAACGGTTCCAGCGCCGGATATTGAACTTATGCATGATTGTTCCTTACTGGTTTTTCCAGTACCAGGTACAGTTTTCGTATAGGTTATTTTATATTTGCCGCTTTCATTCCCGGTTGTCTTTAATTTTACCGTTTGAATTAAATGATAATTATCAACATATATAGTATAATGCAGTTTATTCTGCTTATCCGCCGCTAATATGGCCATTGCCGTACATACAGTTAACGCTACAATAATCAATCCACTGATTGTTTTCTTGAACATTTATCATGACCTCCAAGTCGAATTATTTTGTCATAGTTTTAGTCGTTTGTTTCCTTGCGTTCCATTATCACTCCTTTCAAATATATTATATGATACTTGATAACAAATGGATGCATTGCTTTCAAATAGTTTTAAAATATTTATTCGACAATTTCATCTAATCTTATCTGAAATTTTTCACTTTCAATTCTTGCCAATGCTTTTTTATAATATTCCTCGTTTATTTCAAATCCACAATATTCATATCCTGCGAGATAACAGGCAATCAATGAACTGGCTGAACCTACATGTGTGTCAAGTATTTTATCCCCAAGTTTTGCAAATTGATTTAATAGCCAGGTGTATAATTTTATTGGCTTTTGCGTCGGATGCCATCTTTTTTCGGAATACTTTGACGTATTTCCAGCTTCTCCAAACGGCGAAATCTGGACTATTTTGGCATTGCGATTAAAGGAAGTCCATATATATTCGCACATCGCCATGCTAAAATTTTCAGGCTGTAGTTTATCCCAAATCATAAAACAACGCGTCGGCGGCAACGAAAAATAATTCGCGCCAAATATTACCTGATTTTTGCTTACCCGAAACAATTCTTTAAAATACTCTTGTGTTGGCGCAACATCCCAATCAATTATAGATTTACCATATTTAGTAAACCAACTACCTCCAGTTCTTTTAACTTTTATATCTGGTTTATATTTATCAAATCGTTGGCCAAATCTTGATCCATCTGACACATCTGACAAATCCTTCCCTGCGCCGCCATAAGGAGGAATCATGGATCGACAATAGCTAAATCAAAAAACTTATCAGGAAAGGTTGCCATTCCAATCATGCAATCTTCGTTGTACAAATTATTCAATTCATATATTGTCGATCCCATAAAACCACCTCCGATCCATAAGCATTACAATTTAACCTGCTGACCGACCATGCTATTAGACTTCATTTCAGCGGCCTTTTTTTCATTGATTGTAGCTTCTCCAGTTTCATCATCATCCCATGGACCTTTATCATCTACCACCGTGGCTATCGCTTGTGGAAATTTAACATTATAAAGTACATTCACGCAATTAACCGCATATACAGCAAAATGGCATGACGAATGTTTATCAATTAATTTGACAAGAGCATTCTGGATATTTTGCCTATAATCTTCTGCCGTTAATACCGATGTATTACTCCATTCTGCCAGAAATTTGTATAAATCTCCAAAAAATAAATTATCCTTTCCTCCGCTCTTAAAATCAAACTCCGACATCATATATACATCCTTCAGTCAGCATCCACCCAGAGCCATTACATAATTGACATTTATCATCTATCCCGCCGCACAAACACTCAACCAAAATCATTCTTCTGCCTCCATATTCGCCCATCGAACAAATTCATCCCAACAATTATATCCGTAATATTCAACTTCACAAGTATATCGCGCAGGACAATCTCTACAACGTAACTTATTCATATCTCATATTTAATTAAGTTAGAACATTCAGCGCATTTATGCCCGCTATTGCGACCAAACATTGAATACATTGCTTCATTCTTTCTTTTTATCATTAAATCCCTCTGTGTATATTATATAACAGTTACTTCAAATTGGATACATTGCTTTCAAGTACTATTTAAATAGTTAAATACAAAATAATACAAAATTCTATATAAATATCTAGCTGAATATATTTTGTCAATAAATGAAATATTTAAATTAAATCTATGCTGAAACGTTAAAAGAGAAGCAATAAAAGCATTTGGGTTCATGTCGGTATCGTATTTATGTGTAAGAATATCCTTATATGAACCAGATTCAATTAATAAAAACATCCTTGCGCCGTCAGATTGCGCACGTTCAAACTCACGCTCAAAACGTAAACGTCCGTTGCTAAGATTCCCGGACAGTTCTGTCAAATTCGCCTTACGCTCTATCGTTATTTTTCGACTAAAATCTATTTCTTTTGTCATATATTCACACACGGGAATTATACATGAATAATCCCCATAATCCAGTTTGCGCTCAATAATTGGCACGAACGTATCTTTTAAAAACTTAATTATATGCCCATTTTTCTGCTCTCTTGTGTCAGATATTACAATTAAGCTCTTTAATACTTCATCACGTTCTTTTTTAGTCATATTTTATTTGCTTAATTCCTTATAATATTCGACCGTAACCTTGAAAATTTTATCCATAACAATCTCAAACAGATCGTTTGGCATGTTATTTTGCTTGCAAGTTTCCATGAATCCATATAATTCCATTAGGAATGGATTCAACTCGCGCTGATTCATGTCTAAATTGATTTGAAATGGCTCTATTTCTTTATCCTCCCTTTTTTAACAACAAACATTCCTAACGCAACACCCACCACCGCTCCAAACAATGATCCCAACATACAAATAATAAATACGTTTGCAATATATTTTGACAATATTTCAACCATAAATTCCCTCCATAGTGGGGTATCCCCATTTTACGGATACCCCTAATTATCAATTTCCCTCCACTGATTTTTCAAATATTCCCAACATGATTTAAGATATGTCTCTATTTCCGGCATATCATCCTCAGTTATTTTATCAATCTCAACCGCCCAAAATATACCCTTACGTTGATATATATAATATAATTTTAGCGTATATTCATCTGGTATTTCCGTGCCATCAAATTCATCAAAACGATTTTCAATATCAAATCGAAAACAATGATTTAAATTATGAAAATTATGATCAACCGTCAAATCCTTATTGAACATATGGCGCTTGAAACTACTCCATGTATAATACTTTGTTTGGCCGAAATTATCCTGTTTACCTGCGTAATAGTTAGAATCAGAACAATAGAAACTATGATTAGTTAACTTTAATTCCATTTTATTCCTCCTTGTCACATAATAAATGTAATATTCTTTCAACTAAACCTACATAATCCGGCGTAATTTTTACTTTATCCTTATGCGCTTCATAATAACTCAATGCATTACCGCCGAATTTATATCCCATTGCTTGCCAATCGCAAATCATTTCCACATAAGATAATAATTGATATAAACCTTCATCTGATTTATTAAGCCAATATTGCCAATGATGTGAATTGTTTTCAAAATGATGCTCCCACGCAGTTTCGAATACATTTTCGTCTTTCACATCACCCTTGCAAGGATAAAAATATTCTCTGTATTGAGTGAACTCTTCCGCGCTATATTTACTTAAATCATGCCGTTTAATCATATCATTCAGCATATAGAACTTCCAGTCATCATAAACAAATGATTCGTTTTTACATTTATGCTGGACTTCATCCCAAGCTAACGCAACGTTCCTTCTATGTTCTTCAATGTAATTGCAATATTCTATGAATTTATCATTTATCTCGCTCATGATTTTTTACTCCTATTTTTTAATCTATCTGGCAAATGCAACACCATTACCACAAGTATATAACCTATTGTGAGTAATAATGCAATCGCTCCAACCGCATACTCCAACAATTTATCAATAGCGGCTAATTGTGCCCATAATTGTAACCAATCCATAATTCCATACCTCCATTATATCCATTCTCACCGCGGTCGCTGTCTCTTAATATCCAGATTAAATAGATTGCCATCAGGCTCATCTTGAACTACCTGATGTGATACTATGAATGGCATACGATTGATAATAGCCTTCAATTCCTCATTGTCTCTTAACAAGTCATACATTTCTGCCTTCAACCTGCGAATTTTCTTTTTCTTACTCATACCATTCTCCTATTTAGATTTTTCGATAATTATTTCACATATAACGATAGTCAGTAATATTATAATAATCCATACTGCTACACGCCAAAAAATATCAATTATTTTACACACCTCACAATATTATATCATTAGATCCACATTTCAGATATTTATTCGTCAAAATCTTGCTGTTTTAATATCTCTTTGATTTGAATAAGAATATAAGAATTATCGTCATTATATAAGCCTAATAATTTAGCTTGCGTCCATACTAGACGAAACTTAAAATAACCGTTTAAAATAAGCGCTCCCATTTCAACATCTGTCTCTCCAGTTTTTGCCGTAATATCATCCTGCATATCATGTATCGTTTTAATAAACTCTGATACTCTCATAATAGATCTTCCTTTTATTTATTAAATGTCCAATGGTATAATTGTTTATAATATTCTAATTTATTCCGCGCTTCAATCATTTCTTTAAAACAGTATTCTTGTGAATCAGAAATATCTTTACCGAATTTTGCTAAATCTATTATAATTTTTATTAACTCCATTTTATTATAAAAATCATTATTTAATATTTCTTGTATTTCATTA